GAAACATTAAGGCTGACAAAGAAAAGTCAACCGAGAAGATTGACGGTGCAGTTGCCACGATTATGGCACTTGATAGAGCGATACGATGTGGGGGGAGTGATGGTGGGAGTGTATATGATACGAGGGGGATTTTGGTGTTGTAACATAAAAGCAGAGCAACCCTACCAATTAAATGGCTCGGTTGCTCTGCTTGACAGGCTTATGGAGGCTGTGCCCATAATCTGCATTACATTAAATGAATTTTCTATTCATCCAACTTCCATATATGAGTGTCTTTTGTGAAAAGAAGGCAAGTTATCACACCAACAAAAGCAATCGCAAAAAACAGCAATGCTGCCCCTGAACCTTTACCCGTTCCAAAGACTGTTGTCAGTAAGCTCCCTGTATCTTGCAATGCCATAAAAGGCTCAAAAACTTTGTCAACTAAGATGCCACCCAGAAAATAGCCAATGGGAATCGTGAAAAATTGCAGAGTGTTTCTTGCCGAAAACACACGCCCCTGCATTGAAATCGGAATGTAGTTGCGAAACAGTACGTCCATATTGGCATTCATAATCGGAATACAAATCCAACCTAAAACTGCACCGATACACCATATGGGAACAGAGCGTCCAAAGGCAAGAAAGAAATTTTCGGTACTCATAGAAATAAGTAGAGTATTGCATATCACTTTTACTCGGCTCTTTGGTGTAGGCAGTACAGATGTTATCATGCTCCCTACAAGCAGTGCAATCCCTGTTGCTGCGTTGACAATACCGAGCGCAACTTCTCCACCGCCCTCTCTTGAAAGAAGCATGGCGGGAAACGTGTAAAATCCCTCTGTTGCTTTTCAGGTACTGAAGCCCTGCCTTTGCAGATTGCAGTACAGTTTCTTTCTCGCTGTTCTCATCTTGAAGCTTTGGTATTTTTACAAAGCACAAAAGAGAAATAAATGCGACTGCAAAAGTCACCAAATCGAAAATAATGACTGCTTGTATGCCTGATAAGGCAAGGATTGTTGTTGCGATGGCAGGTGTCAGAATGCTCACAAGCGAGTTTGAAAATGAGCGCATACCGCTAGCTTTTTGATAATGCTTTTTTGATGTCAACAAGCTGATTGTAACATCTGCGGCAGGTTGTTGAATGGTATTCATCAACCCGTTCAAGGCATTCAGACAATACAGATGCCAAATTTCAAGATTGCCTGTCTGCAACAGTAGCAGGACCACAACCGTACACAAAGCCGCAAAGCTGTCGCTTACAAGCATGGTAATTTTTTTGTTCCATTTATCGCTTAACGCACCTGCAAAAATGCTCATAACCACATATGGCGCATAGGAACAAACAGACAGCAACGCTGTGGTAAGTGCCGAGCCTTGTTGTTGATACGACCATATTATCAAGGCAAAACTCGTCATAGAACTGCCCAGGGCAGAAAAGGATTGCGTAGACCATAAAATCAAAAAGCTGTAAAGCTCTCTGATAAGTGTTTGTAATTTATTCATTGACTTTGCTCCTTTTAATTTCAAAATAAATTAAAGTACAAAGTCCGTATAGACGAATGTCATAGCTCCATGCGGGTTCGTCCTCACCAGACCTTGCATGGAGCGGTTACAATACAAAGTATCATTCGCTTCCTCCTTTTCACAGGTTATATAAATTGCACCTAGCAGTGCTAAATCTCACTGCTACGTTTTAACAAGATTTTTGTGCGTAGCTAAATATAATAATAATTTTACCATAATAAATCTAAAAATTAAACTATAAATTTGTAATTTTGTTTAATATAAAAAGGAGGACACCCCATGAACCCATTCAAATCAATATTCCATTCTCGTGATAAGCCGACTAACCTTGGCAATAATCGTTTCAGTTTCTTCCTCGGTAACACCACAAGTGGAAAGCCTGTAAACGAGCAAACTGCAATGCAGATGACGGCGGTCTATTTCTGTGTGCGTATCCTATCGGAAACGGTGGCAGGACTTCCACTCCATGTGTATCGGTATAACCAATCTGGCGAAAACGGCTCATATAGGAATGCTGAAAAAGCCACCGACCACCCCATATATAAACTGCTCCATGATGAGCCAAACCCTGAGATGACTTCGTTTGCGTTTATAGAAACGCTGATGAGTCATCTTTTATTATGGGGAAATGCATATGCTCAAATTATTAGAAATGCTCGTGGTGAGGTGGTGGCACTCTACCCACTAATGCCCAATAAAATGATGGTGGACAGAGGCTCTAACGGTGCGATTATTTACACATATCAAAGCGATAAGGGAATGGTGGTTCTTGGGCGAGAACAGGTACTACATATCCCAGGGCTTGGCTTTGATGGACTTGTTGGTTATTCACCGATTGCAATGGCGAAAAACGCTATTGGTATGGCTATTGCCTGTGAGGAATATGGCGCAAAGTTCTTTGCAAATGGCGCATCTCCTGGGGGTGTGCTTGAACATCCTGGCACGATTAAAGACCCACAAAAAGTAAAGGAAAGCTGGAACAGTGCCTATCAAGGCTCAGCTAATTCTCATAAAGTCGCAGTGCTTGAGGAGGGAATGAAATATCAGCCAATTGGCATATCCCCCGAACAAGCACAGTTTTTAGAAACACGAAAGTTTCAGATAAATGAGATTGCTCGTATTTTCAGAGTGCCACCACATATGCTCGCAGACCTTGAGAAATCAAGCTTTTCAAACATTGAGCAACAGAGCCTTGAGTTTGTGAAATACACCCTCGACCCTTGGGTAGTTCGTTTAGAACAAGCAATGTGCAGAGCCTTATTGCTCGAAAGCGAAAAGCCTAATGTATATATTAAGTTCAATGTTGATGGGCTTTTGCGTGGTGATTATCAAAGCCGAATGAACGGTTACGCTACGGCAAGGCAGAACGGTTGGATGAGTGCAAATGACATTAGAAAGCTTGAAAACCTTGATAGCATTCCAGAAGAACTTGGTGGGGATTTGTATCTCATAAACGGTGCAATGACGAAATTACAAGACGCAGGGATTTTTGCAGGTGGCAATGAAAATAACATAAAAGAGGAGGAAATTGAGTGAAGAAGTTTTGGAACTGGGCAACAAACGAAATAAACGAACGAACCCTGTACCTAAATGGCGCAATAGCAGAGGAGAGCTGGTTCGGTGATGAAGTTACACCTAAACAATTCAAGTCGGAATTGTTTAACAGTGACGGAGATATAACCGTTTGGGTTAACTCCCCTGGTGGTGACTGTATTGCAGCTAGTCAAATTTATTCAATGTTGATGGATTACAAAGGCAGTGTAACGATTAAGATTGATGGGATTGCTGCATCTGCTGCATCGGTTATTGCTATGGCTGGAACAAAAGTTTTGATGGCACCAACGGCTCTTATGATGATACACAACCCACTAACCGTTGCAATCGGTGATAGCGAAGAAATGCAAAAGGCAATTTCAATGCTTTCAGAGGTTAAAGAAAGCATCATAAATGCCTATGAAATCAAGACTTCTCTATCTCGTGCAAAGCTTTCACACCTTATGGACGCAGAAACATGGCTGAATGCAAATAAAGCAATAGAACTTGGCTTTGCAGATAGCATTTTATCACATGAGGAAAAAGAAAAACAGTCTGATAATGTGACTTACGCATTTAGCAGAAAAGCAGTGACTAACTCGCTCCTGTCTAAAATTGTGCCAAAGAAAGACACAAACACAAATCAACCAACAATTGAGACGCTTAAATCCCGTCTTAAATTTATTTAGGAGGAACTTTTATGAATAAACTAATGGAGCTTTACGAAAAGCGAAACAAGGCAGTTACTACTGCAAGGGCATTTCTCGATAGTAAACGAGCAGAAAACGATATCCTATCTGATGAGGATAATGCAACTTACACAAAAATGGAGAACTCCATAATGGCACTTACAAAAGAAATCGAAAGGGGTACAAGCAATCAATGATGAATGCTCTGCGCTCCAATTTTCGTAGGGTTAGTAATATTTTGCAAGAGGGAGTAGATGCCGACGGGGGCTATCTTGTTCCAGCTGAATACGATACTCGCTTGATTGATGGGCTTACCGAGGAAAATATTATGCGTAAGCTTGGAACTACAATTAAAACAGGTGCAGAGCGAAAGATTAATATTGCGGCATCAACCCCTGCGGCGGCTTGGATTGATGAGGGTGGAGAACTAACTTTTGGTGATGCAAAGTTTGAGCAGATTAACCTTGATGCACATAAACTTCATGTTGCAGTCAAAGTAACAGAAGAACTCCTCTATGACAATGTGTTCAACCTTGAAACATATATTCTCAACAAGTTTGCAAAGGCACTAGCTAACGCTGAAGAAGATGCTTTCCTAAACGGTGATGGTGTGGGCAAACCACTTGGAATATTTGCGACAACTGGTGGTGGACAAATTGGCGTAACAACTGCAACGGCAACGGCAATCACAGCTGATGAAATTATCAATCTGATTTACTCACTAAAAAGACCATATCGCAAGAATGCGTCGTTTATCATTAATGACCAAACGCTTGCAATTCTTCGGAAATTAAAAGACGGCAACGGCGCATATTTGTGGCAACCATCATATCAAGTGGGCGAGCCTGATAGCTTGCTAGGTTACCCTGTTCACACCTCAGCATATGTCCCAACAGTGGCTTCTGGAAACCCTGTC